CAATTTCCCGGTAGAACAACATATCCTCTATAAAGATAAATTTCCAAAGTTTTTGTAGATGGAGAGCCAGGAGTAACACAATCAAAAAGTGTCGGTGCAACAGTTCCAGAACCAGCCATCAAATTCATGTTTATGGTTTGATTTGCATAACAACCAGAACTGACTGTAACAATATCTGTTGTTGGCATCGCAATACCCGTAACATCACGGTATACCCTTAATAATACTTTGTAGTGATTTGGAATTCCCGTTGAATCTCCAATGTATTTGTATTGGATGTCTCCACCTGCTAAGTGGGAAGCAAACGATGTTATAGACATCAAAGTCATAAACATCAAAAGAATAAATTTTTTCATACCAATAAGTATATGAAAAAATTTACAAACAATAAAAGTAAATTTTACCTCAAACCAACTTTTCTAAGAAAACTACGCCAATTTTCACGTCTTCTTCTACGTCTAACAAGTCTTGCTCTTGCTGCACCACCTTGACATCCCACAGATTTTGACGCCAATCTTGAGTAACCTCTTCTGTTACTACTTTTCATTCCACCAGCAATTGCTCCCAAAAACTTAAATAATTTTGATAAAATCGCAATTGCAATTAGTCCAATCGCACCGTGAACCACAACTTTTGGAACTGCCATTCCAGCAATATTGACTGTTTGTTCAGTATAAGGGGTCCCTTGTTCTTGTAAATTTTTCATAGCAAGAACTTTTTTCAATTCATCTTTGAGTTGGTCTGCAGATAAAGAATTCAAACGTTGGTCCAATTGTTTGAATATTAATTTGGTCTTTGGGTCTTTAATCTCGGTACTTAATTCTTCAATTGAAGTTTCAGGACCTAACGTAGTCTCATCAAATTCTACTATACCCTCTAAGAAAGTATTCAACACATCTATATCGTTGAACGTACATTCTTGTTCTTGGGTTTCAGCCTCAATAAGGTCTATTACTTTGTTGTACTGTGATTCTGTCAATTGTATTTTCATACAGATAAATACATCAAAAAATAAAAAACCCCCACCTTTTGGGTGAGGGTCCACAAAAACAAAAACAAAAAACACACTAAACCATCTCGACCACTTCATTCATAACGTAGGCTTTGGAATCCCAACTTTTCGCATTCACAACTTTGTATTGTTCTTGAGAGTAGAGTTCGGTATTCAACCAAAGTTGATTGATGGTTCCAACCTTCAAACCTTCCAAAATAGACAAGTCAACCAATTTGATTTTCTTTCCAACACGAGCAAAAACTGTCAACCAAAAATCTGAACCTTCGGCTTTGAACTCCACAGTCTGAAGGGCACCTTTCTCGTAGTTACCAAGTACCAAGGATGGATTCTCCGAGAATTGTTCGTTCTGCCAAGAAGGAGATTCATTGATGGTAACAAAACCTGCTTTAACTTTTACTACGAAACGGAACTGACCTTTTTGACCTTTGATGAAGTTTACCGTGCGAAGGTTGGTGATGTTAACTACTTTGGACATTCGTGTTGGGTTATTGGTTATTAACACTACAAATGTACGGCAAAGTTTTGGAATAAAAAACCCCCATTTTATGTGAGGGTGTAAATTATTGTTTGTTGAAGGTCAGTGTTATATTTCCACCATTTTCAAATTCGTTCCACTGAAGAAGTGTTTCTCCTCCGTTTGATGTCTGAGTCCATTCCTTACCGTTTGCATTTGCTACCATCTCAATGGTTTGGTCGTTGTCGGCCATCCATCCACGGTCCACATAGACTCCCGCCTCAGGTCCAAACGACAAGTTACCTTGCATATACCATACATTCTGTTCAACCCAAAACAATAGACTCTTGGTGTTATGAACCTCAGTTGAAGACCAACTGAATGTTGAGTTAGGAACCATGGTGGTATTACCAGGACCAACACCATCTATGGTTAAGTTGTACCCTGTGTTATTGTTGATTGTAATGTTTACTTGCCACATATGAAATGATTTTTATCTCTTTATTATTAATATTTCATGAGAGTCTTTACTATTAGTTATACCAGCCTCTTCTCGGTTTTTACCTATCCTTTTTTCACCATTACCCATTGAATAGTTCCACTTGGGGAAAACCTGTTCAAAATCTTTATAATATTCTCTAATGGTTTCACAATTATTGTAAGATAACACAAATTTACCTTTGTGTTTGTGAAGTAGGTCACGGAGTAATTCGTGATTGAATCCATCATGATGAATTGGAATGTTTCTCATAGGATAGATTCCTGTAAACATTTTATTGTCTTTATCTTTTTCCAAGTAATATGGTGGGTCTAAATAAAGGGAATCATGAACGTGATTAGGTAAGACACTCTCGAAACTAGATTGTTTAACACTTAGTGTAGCTACTGAAAAATTCTCAATATTTTGAATCATTTTATCCCACTTGTTTTTCTTCAGGTATACTGATGAACCCCAACCTAAATATCCAGGACCATATGAAGTATTGTGATTGAAATAATAAAATGCCGCAGCAGTAACACTGTCTAATTCAACGACATCATCTCGTTTATAATGGTCAGTTTTCCAATCTTTTAACATTTGTTGGGTGTTATCCCATTTCATCAAAATCTCTTTAATTCTATGGTATTCTTCTGAAGTTGGTTGTATTTCCTTGAGTTTTTTTACCAATTCAGTTTTATTTGTTTGAAGAGTCTGCCAAAAATTAACCAAGACATCAAACAAATCGTATCCGATGACTTCAATACCTTTGGAGGCCCAATTGACTTCCAAAGAACCTCCACCCATGAAGGGTGAAACAATCTTTGTTTCTTTATCCAAATAAGGTGAAATAATTTTTATTGCCTTACTCTTTCCTCCTGCGTATCTTATTGGTGTTTTCATCAATATAAATATATTAACTTATTTTCCACAATCAATTATGACCAGTTGTTATTTTTTTTCCTTTCTTTTTTTTGTCATAGTATTATTTACCAAATTCCAAGATTCTACCAATTTAATATCCCACTCTTCACCATTTTCTTGGAAATTCCATTTTGGGTATCTTCCGCATTTCATTTTATAGTCTTCTTTACAAGTATTCTCAATTTCCTTGAAATCGATATTGACCAATTTTTTTTCAACACCAAACAATCCTGGGACTTCGGCGATTACTTTTGTAGAAACAATCATATAAATTTCTACAACGTTTCCCTTCTCCAATTCATCATGAATTAATACATGAATTCCATGAGTCCTCAAAGAGGGTCCTCCGGTGAAAGCAGAATTCTGATACCAATTGAAAGTACCTTTAATTCCTTTAGAGTCTTGTGAACCACCAATTTTGTAAATATTACCATTAACAACAATAAAATAAACTCGACCATTATTTTGTGTTAGTTGTTTACCTAATGACACATTCCACTCTACAATCCATTTTTTACTCTTGTGAATACAAGACTTGATGTTACCCACTTTTATTGCGGTTGAGACTTTATCTATAGAGAAATGTTCCATAGTCCAAATGTACGGCAAAGTTTTGGAATAAAAAAACCCACTATACTTGGAAAATAAATTTCCAAATTAAGATGTATAAATTGGATAATTCGATAAATCAGGATAAGGGAGTTCTATGTCCGGATTGGATTTTTTTCTTCCATCGTAGTGATAAAACTGTGCCATCATTAGAACACCTCTTGTGGCGAGTTCAGGAATCATATAAAAATTCCATCCCAACATATCAAAATTATCTTCGTGATAAGAACATTCATTTCTTCCACTGTATCGAGCCCTTTTGAACCAAAGATAAGCGTCATGGTCATCTGTTAATATCGCACCACCCTTTGATAGTTTGAGATGTTTATAAGGTCCTGTAAATGATATACACATGTGAGTATTTGGAATATACATGTCTGAAGTAAATCTCAGAGCACTATCCCAAACTTTTGTTGGTTTTAATTGATAAGCACCTTTTAACGTATTTCCCTCACTTTTTTCGAAATTAACTTTACCACCCGCATGTATTATTTCACATGGTACGGAGGGATAAGTTCTTGAGGGGATTGATATTTGTTTACCCGTAATTTTTTCATAATATAAGGATAAAAATAATGCATTTGATTGATTATCTAAAGCAACCGCATAGGGTGCTCCAGTATAATCACACAACAATCGTTCGAACTCTTCAGTAATTTTATAAGCCCCGTTAGCCATTTTCTCTAACAATTTTACATGGTGAACCGTAAGCAACAACATTATCAGGAATGTCTTTATTTACAACAGAACCCGCCCCAATGATTACATTCTTACCAATTTTTACCTCATGTAATACATTTGTACCCATTCCTATGGTCGTTCCTTCTCCCACGGTTACGTTCCCCGCAATGTTTACACCCGGATTAATCGAACAATAATCATTGATAATCGTGTGATGACCTATAGAAACGTTTCTATTGATTGAAACAAAGTCTCCTAAAGTTGTGTGGGCTGCGATTGAAACCTTAGAGTTAATTAGTATACCCCGACCAAGTGTGCTGGTGTAAGAAAGGTCCAAACCAATATGAATGATATTGACAAACTTATTTATATCAGGACCAAGAATCTCAATAATTTTTTTCTTGTGTGACGGTTGATAGACACCCAAAACAATTTTTTCATAATCATGTATATTCAAATTGTTAAGTACTTTTATTTCGAACGCATCGTGGTGAAAAGTATTAATCAATGGTAAATCCAAATTGTTGTAGATGTGTATTTTTGGATTTATCCGATTCGTTGAATACAGATTATCCAAAATCATGGTGATAACATTATCACCCTTTCCTAAAACCAGTAATTTTGTTTCCATACCCTTTTTCTTTTAACTCAACAGATGTGTATTGAACCAAATTTAATTCGTTCATTATCCTATGAACACGTTTAAGTAGTTCTACGTTTGTGGTCTTTTCTTTATTTTTGAAGTAGAGATTATCCTCTAAACCTATCCTAATTCCATCGAAGTCCAACAAACCATGTGTGGTGCTTTTTAATTGTTGGGAACCTATTCCTCCCAAGCAAGTAAATGAATTTGTTGGTAGATTATTCTTGATAGTTGCCAAAGTATTCAAATCGCATTGCGAATTATAAATATTTCCCAAAATAACATTAATATGATGTGGAGGTTTTAGTATGTTTTTTGAAATAAGATAGTTTGTGTAATTCAGCATTCCTGAGTCAAAACACTCTATTTCTGGTTGAACACCATATTTGTCCATTTCGTTAATCAACGACAGAATCATTTCAGGTTGATTAATTGACGCACCCGTGGGAAAATTCAGTGACGACATAGTCAGTGAACCCATGTCTGGATGTAATTGTAAAACTTCAGACCTTTTTTCTAACTCAGGAAAGTTTCTACCTGTTAGTGAAACACAAATCAACAAATCGGGACAATATTTTTTTATCCCTTCCATAATTTTTTGATAAACTTCTTTTTTATATGTATTTTCTAATGTTATTTCATCTCGCGCATGCAAATGCACTATTGAAATCCCCAATTCCTCAGCCATGTGGACCTCCTCTATAATTTCATTTGGAGTTAAAGGTGCAAAAGAATTTTGTCTATTAGTTTGAGTACCTGTAGGAGTAAAGTTAATAATTTTTTTCATTTCATTTTGCTAAACGCATTTAATTTGAAAATTTCGAGCTCGTCGGAATTGTTAATCCTAAATTCGTAAATTAAGGAATTGTCTTGGAAAATCATTAAACTTTTGAAATCATTTATATCACATAATGTTCTAATAATCCAATGGTATGGTGGTACATTAATTTTTTGAATTTGGTTCTCATTGGTGATAACCATCAGTTTTTGATTTTCAGTCCAAGAGTTTTTGATAAAAAAATCAACTTTTTGTTTGAAGGGATTGTAAAACATAGTAAAGTGTTTTTTTCTATCAGGTATGTTTTCAACGAATATTCTGTTCTTGATAGTTTCACTAGCTAAAAATTTTACATTCAGATTTTTGAAAATATGTTTAGTGTAATTTTCCAAAGGAACACAAGGTAGATTTATCATCGTATTACTCATATGTTCTTTGTCATAATTTTCGAAAGTTTGGGGTAAATTGGAAAGATTAAATGATTTGAAGCATCCCACCAAAAAACCTTCAGTTTTACCATTGAATGTATAAAAAACTGCATCATGATTCTCAAGATGTTGATTGTGTTCTTCGAATATTTTTAGGTCTAAAACTTGAGTATCATATTCGAGATGATGTAATCTATCGTATCCGAAATTTTTTGCTATTTTGGCCGCCATAGAAAACATGCGGTAAATAGCAAATCCATAAAAGTTTTTGTTTCTATACTTTGACCAAATTTCATAGTCGTCCAAAATAAACCACTCGAATCCTAATAAGTTAGGGTCTTGACTCACATCATTTAGGTGGTCATAGAAATAATATTGACAAAGTTTTTGAATTTTGAGTGGTGTGTGACTATGGCTGATAAGCAAAATGTCAAAACCCAAATCTTTAACAGACAAAATTGTTCGTTCTAAAATATCCTCATATTTAGGAGTTGGTGTATAAGCCGTAATTAAAATTAAATCTTTCATTAAGTTTTAGATTAATAAAAAGAATTTAATCGAACAACTTGTCTTGGTAAACCCTTGTAAATAAAAACCCCCACCGAAAAAATCCGATGAGGGTCTGGCTATGCTCTGAGACTACGAGCTTAGGTGGTCAGTCTTTGGTGGGATTATCCTTTCCCCACTCGGTCCACAACAGTTGCCTATCGTAACCAACCAGTGTCGGTAATTTGAGTCTACCACTCTTTTCGTTGACACCAACTCAACTGTTAGTTATATCTCTTGAACCTTCGGGGCTCACTAAGGGATTGCAGTCCCACGAGTACTTTCACAATCAACACCAAAGGACTTGCGGTCCGATTGATGCCTTCATTGGTCCGATGACCTGAAGGATTAGACACCTTTCAGTATCAACGCCCGAAGACTTTCGCTTGTATCTGAGAATATCATTCACATTGATATGTAGCTATTTGTAGAATAATGAAAGATGTGCTTCGGGAGAAGGTCCATTCCTTTTGGGAACGAAATGCTTCACACCTCTCTGTCAACCCGCCAGTTGACGGTCAATCAGGACTACGGTAGGTTTGACCCCGTGGTAACCCCTCAGACTGGTACTCAGCTTTACAACACCCGGCGGGATGTCTCAAACCGTCACCTGTACCTTTTCCTATTGATGTCTCCATCTCAACCCCGATTCTCTACAAAATCGGAGTGGTGTCCTCCCCTCAGCACTTGCCGTCAGGGTCTTCACCGTAGGTACTTTGTTTAGTTGTCAGGTCAATGACCTGCGGAACTACTTGGGTCGCTAAACCCTTTTGTCCCCTTTAGTCCCGTTGCCGGGGTTATCTAAGGACGCTAAACCGCCCATTCGGTACCAATTCACTTTAGGGGGGTAAATTGGCTTTATAAAGAACGTTCGGGGTGTTACCCCCGTTTTGTTATACAAAGATACAACAAATTTTCAATCTGTCAAATCTTTTCCTAAAGTTTTTTTGGTTTTAATAAATATCCCCAAAACGACCAAAGTGATATAACTATAATCACTTTTTTGTTTTCGTCAAGCGAGTGGTGAATATTTTAAGAACTTGTCTCCTGACTTCGCCAATGCAAATACTTTACAATCAGGTGCTTCCCAATCAAATATTTTGGGATTTGATTTCATTTTGGATGATACTTGAACTGGATGAGCTCCCTTATCATCGACGGCTATCATATCAATACCGAAGTAATCGATGAAACCGAAGTCATCTGAGAAGGGATAAACTTCATAACCTATTGATTTTAGAGCATTGTAACCAGCATCTTCAACGGCGTAACCGACATTTCTCGAATAATTAAACGCATCCAAGATTTGTTGTTGAGTGTCGGGATTGTTAATTAAGTTTGATATCAACGTGTCCAACCTACTCATAGTTGAAGGGTCATTCAATAATTCAGTAACCTCTTCGATGATTTGACGATTGTCAAAAGTATCTATCTTATAAAACTTGAAATCTTTTTTCTTATTCTCCTCAAGGGCTAACAAGGTGATGATATAGGATTGGTTTGTCGAGTGTGTGTTGATTCTATTGAACAATGAATATTTCTGTTCATCATCAACCAACATGGTCAATCCTTTGGTTGCCAACTTTTTCATATCCTGTTCCACCGCTGTGACAATTGCAGAACATGAATTGTGTTTTTTCAGGATTTTGGTAAGCAAAACCATATCTGAAATTCTATCCTCAAATTGTTTGTTACCTGGTTGTAATACTATCTTGTCCCCCATCGAGATGTAATCTCCATCCCTTAAATCTTTGAACATATCAAAAGATTTTTTCTTAAGGAGTTCAGCTCCTTTACCACCAGTACCTGTGGATAATATATTTTGCAAACCTTTACAGAACTTATTACCTTCACCCAATGAATCACATGGGTTTGGTTTTTTTTCAATCTCGTTAATAAGAGCCTCCCGTAATAGGTTTACTAATTTCATAATCAATAAATACCCTGAAGTTGTTTATTCATCCTCCAAAGCGTCGGAAAAGTTTTGATTGTTTGGTTTGGACACGGGAGAATCATCTTCGACATCGTCCCAGTAAATGAATCGATAAGAGTTGTCTGACATATGTTATGAATTGAGGAACGAAGTTACAAAATTTTTGAATGGGTTGTTCATCGGTGTTGGTAAATTTTCCAAATTAAAATACCCACACTCGGTGTGTTCGTCACCATCTTTGGCTTTGGACAAGTTTGGAATGATTGGTTCATCTACTTCAGTTGCGAAGACATACATCATACCAATTTGTTTTTCTCCAGTCCTATCGAATCTTTTCAGGACCCCTTGGAAGAATAAAGGGGTTTTAATTCGCTTGTGGGTCTCTTCGTAGAATTCTCTGTGAGCCGCGTCAACAGGTTCTTCACCTTCCTCGAGTTTTCCTGCGGGTACGCTCCATTCACCTCCCAAGGAATTCTTGGAATTTCTTTTACACAGAAGACATTTGTCACCGTGTTTAACAATTACTCCCGACGCTTTCTTCATATTATATATTTATCTATAAGTATGGTTTTATCAATAGGAAAAAATGATTTCAATCCACAGGTGATTTCTTTACCTGACAGACTTCGCACAGGTATGCAAGGAAAGACTTTTGATGGATTTGACTCCATGTTATTTATCATGCCAAAAGACGAAGAACAAAGTTTTTGGATGAAAGATTGTATTGTTCCATTAGATATTGTGTTCATCAGTCATGGTTATGTGGAGGATATTTCACCAAATTGTCCTGTTTGTAGCGAGGTCCCGTGTCCAAGTTATAAAGGTAAAGGAGGTTTTGTATTGGAGTTACCAGCCGGAACTTGTCGTGAAAAGAAAATTAAAATTGGAGACCGGGTTGATTTTATGTGAAAAAGTTTATAACTTTGACACATGGAAAACAAATTAAAACTTTATTGGAACAAGATTTCGGAGGGACTCCGAAAGTTCTTCAGTCATGTATTTTGGGTTGTCTTGGTCCTTATTGGATTGGGTGTTGGGTTTGGTGTAGGTTTCTACTACAAACAAATTAAAACCGTGGAAATGCCCTCGAAAATGCATATTGTTGAAAGGGAATCAATCATTTTGGCGGTTGATGAAAACTCTCGTTTGATGGTAATTGAAAAGTCGACAGGTAATTACACCATCTATGAAAAGGAAATTGGTAAATCAATTTTCACACTTTACGCACGTAACATTTGGGGTCAACACAATAATTCGGCCCAATAATGAATGTGGATTTTCGGACAGGGTTTGTCCTCTGGCTTATTGTTATCTTTGGTGGATTGGGAATGGTGTTGTTGAGCATCAAGGAGATACAAAAAGACGTTGAAGAGGACTTCTTGGTGGAGTTGGGTTCTTATTCCAACTCCCCAACCTGTCTCCACATGTATAATATTATAGAAAAATATCGAAAGGAATACGACGTACCCGCTTACATTGCTTATAATCTTGCATATAAAGAAACGGGTTATCGTGGTCCATTCCATTGGTCCTACAATCCATACAGAACTTCTTATGCCGGTGCAGAAGGACCGATGCAAATCATGCCCTCAACAGCTCGTGGGTTATTAAAACGAAAGATTTCCCGACAGGAACTCAGGACAGACTTGGAACTTAATGTTGAAACCTCGATGTATTATCTCCGTAGGTTGAAAAATAGATATGGTTCTTGGTCCTTGGCTTGTGGTTTCTATAATACCGGATATCCACAAGTGAACTCTTACGCAAGTTATTGTGTTTCAAATAAAAATTATAAGAATAAATGGGTTAAGCCTTAGAAGCTTCAATCTTTTCTTGTAGTTTAGTTACAAATTCTTTCTGTAACATTCTTACAAATTTGATATACGGAGCGTCCTCGGATTCTTGATTGTAACGGTATGGGTCGTCGTTTGGTCTTGGAGCTCTTCCGAGATAGTTCAAACCCGAAATATTCGTGATACACTTGTGACCTCCTGAATTGGCCTGAATCAAATCCCAAGCAGATACTCCTATCTTATCTAACATTTCGAATTGTTTTTCAGTCAATTCTTTGTAAGGCAGAGACATAACATATTGAATTTGTTTCATCAACAACTCACCATTTTCCAATTCTTCAAATTTGTCCCCGTAAAGTGCTTTGAAATCTTTGAAGGTAAATCCAACGGACATAGGACCTATTGAACTTTCGGAAACGTACTTAATAGTTGACAGAGGTACTCTTTTGGATTTCAATTGTGATTCCCACTTAGATAAAACCTCTTGAGCAATATCACCTAAGTTCACGCCTTTTAGTTCTCTATCTTTCTTAAAGGGATTACATGAGGCTTGTAACAATCCTAATGGCCAAGCGATAACCAAAAAGTCCGTCTCAGGATTATTTTTGAATGGTGTGTATCTATCATATGAACCTGGTTTCATCATGTTACCACCTCCGTATTGAACGATGATATTATCCATAACATTCACACTTCGTGAATCCTTCATTTGTTTGATGTATGATGCTTGGTTTGAAACCAAATCTTCAGGCTTGGGTAATTTTCTTTCACCCATTTCTTTTTTAATTTGGTTCAGGATTGAATATAAAGAAGGACCTGAATTCATTACCAAGTTTTCTAAAAACTTTGGTTTGTTCTTGAAGGCCAATAACAATTTATTAAGAACCATTCCCATTGCAAACTTGTTCTGTAATAGACTCTTATCCTTATCGATTCTGAATATGTAATTCATTACTTGTTCAGGAGTGATATCATATTTTGCAAAGTCAGCAGAGTCTATCGTAGAAATTAATCTAAGGTCTGTCTCAGGGAAAATATCTTTTGGAGAAACAATTTGAGATATTGTCTCAACGTTGGAGCGGGAAGGTCTAAAAGATTTTGCACCAGTTTCTTCAGCACCAGCTTGTCTATCATGGTGGTCTGTATGAATCACAAACATTGGTTTTCCGTGAGCAAAATCTACCAAAACAGGCATTACATCTCCATTGGCATCAGTTTTCTTGACTGCAAATTCTTTATCACCATATTGAATAACTTCAGAATCAACAACTTTAATTCCATTGTTCTCCAAATAGTTTTTCATGGCAAGTGCTGTAGTCACCCCATCAAGGTCTTGGTGAAAATAAATTTTAGCCTTAGGGTATCTCTCCGCTAAGGCTTTAATATCTCTTAAACCCGACTCATTGATTATTTTTTTCATTTGAATAAGCTCGCAATAGCAGAACCAATTTTACTGATTATATTTTGATTAATTCCAAGTGATTGTAATTTGGACATAGTTTTTGGTCCCATTTTTCCATCAACATCTAATCCTTCCATTTGTTGGAACTTTTTTAGAGCTTCAATAGTTTTAGGTCCCCATGCACCATCAGGTACAATTACAATTTTCACACCCTTACTTTTGAAATAATCATTCAAACCACTTTGAATTTCAAAGACCTCGGAAGGTTCCAAAAAATATGGTTGTTCCATTAAGATATTATTCTCTGACAAATATTGTCTTTTTGTCGCTTGGATATGTTGATTTAAGATTGAATTTTTTTCTTCTTCTGTAATAATAAATTTTTTCATTTTAACTTAGTGTTAGTAGGTATTTTAGTCTGTTCATCTCAGCCAACATTTCGTCACGGATGTTTAACAAATCACTATCCGTTTCAGGGTTATATAGTTGTGAAAAGGATAATAAAAACAAAACGACTGAATTTACAGAGTCATCATCACTCACAGTATTGAAATCGAATAATGGAATGTTGAACTCTCCTTGGAAACTGGGTCTACCATGTTTACCCATACAAACTTCAACAAAGTCATCAATCAATCCACTTAGATTGTCATATACCTTTCCAAAAGCTTTATGTTGAGCATAAGACTCTGTTTGCCAATGAAAAATTTTCATTTGGTTCTGAGCCATTAATAAATTTATTATAACTGTATTTGTCATTTTGATTAAATTGCTTTTCCTGTTAATGGACCAAATATTAAATTAGTAAAAAAGTCCCTCGTTGGGTCTGATGATGTTTCACTCGAACTTGTTTGTGTTTGAGTCTGTTGTGTTGGTTCTTCTTGTGAAACTCCTCCAAATTCGGTTTCCCAATTTTGTTTAGCTTCTTGGGTCTGTGAATATTCATTCATCTTACTGTTGAACTCTTGATTACCCATTTGTTTAGATAGTTCATCGGGTCCTACAAAATTCCCCAAACCTAAGTAATCTAAGAATCCCGCCCAAAATTTGGTTCTTCTCATAAGACTCCTTGTTGCTTTGTTACCAAACAATCTTGGCATTCCACTAGCTTTATATTTTTCAAAACCTTTGATACCTCGAGCGGCACTTCCTCCAAATAATCTAAATAGTTGAGCATCTTGTTCAGCAGCACTTCTTATTTGTTTCAGAACAGAAGTGGCTTCCTCTGATGACATGGTTTTTTTAGAAAAGTTTTTAGCAATTTTTGAAGCTTTTCGTGAACCGGCACCAACTTTTTCGAAAAACATGATTGCATCGTTAATGGTGTTTTTTAATGGTTGTCCCATTTTACCTGTTGGGATACTATCAACCATTTTTCTTAATTTTGGTGCCCATACTCTCACTTGGTCCATGAGTTTTCCCACCATAGTATTTTGTTTACCAATTTGTTCCATCATTCGTGTCGCCTTAGCTGGATTGGTTTTTGCAACTTTCATGGCATCATTTGTTAGTCTGATTACTTTTGAACCTCTTCCTGCTAACATGAGAGGTTTAGCGGCTAAATCTCCCAAGTAAGGGATTGCCGATATTAAAGACAACATCCCAAAAAAAGTATCCCCTTGATATAGGTAGGATAAACCATTTCCGATATCTATGACTCCTGTTGGGTCAAAGATACCAGCAACATCAGCAACATAGTTCAACCAATGAGCCTCATTGATTTGTTCCGACTCTTTCAAAATCTGTTGAATTTGCTTAAGTTGTGACTCGGTAAAAATTACTTGCATAATACAATTATATTACTATAAATACCATCATCACCAAAAAAGAAAACCCCCACCATTGGTGAGGGTCTGATTTAATTCTCTTTATTGAATTCCAATACTTGTTGTCGTTTTTCTTCAACAAAGGTATTCACTCTTTTTCGAGCAACCTCGGCATATTGTGGACTCAACTCAATACCAATCCATTGTCTATCTAAAACCTCTGCAGCCACCAAAGAAGTACCTGAACCGGCAAACGGGTCAAGAACAACATCATTCTTATAGGTAAGAATTTTGATTGCCTTTGTGGGTATGTCCATCGAGAATGTGGCTTTGGTTAAACTTCGAGTGTCGGCAAAGTAATTCCATTGTCCAAATACCAAATCGATAAACTCTCTTTTCTGAGCTTCGGTGTAGAAAGTTTTGGGTTTCATCACACCGTTCTTATCTTCTCTTTCTCCAAGTTCACCAACCCATTCAGGTTCACCTTTGACCTTTTTGATGTGGTTCTTTTTGTAGGCCAAAATGACACATTCCTTTGGATTGTAGATGTATGGTGCTGAGGGACTCATCCAAGACCCCCAAGCTGTGGTACGACTTCTGTGTGGAGATTCTTCTTCAAGGTCAACAACTCCGAAGAACTTGTAACCAATCTGTTTCATAATCTGCCATACTTCACTGACCATAAAGATTCTACCACCTTTATCCTGACGATTAATCTCATATGGAATGTTCAAAGCAATCCTACCGTCGTCTTTAAGAACTCGGTAAGCCTGTTCCATCCAGGAATATGTAAATTTTACATATTGCTCCCATATCATATCATCATCGTGAACATCGTAATCAATCCCAACCCCGTAAGGTGGAGATGTCACTATCAAATCCACTGAACCTTCGTCCAGGGTTTTCATGACCTCAATACAGTCACCGTTAATTATTGTTTTAATTTTATTCATCTTTTGTTAATTCATGTAAGAAAAAAATCAAAATGATTGGCCAAAGTAGAATCATAAAAATTCTTTGGGGCCAACTCATTCGAGCCATTGCATTATATAGTGCTAATACTTCTATTGTTCCAGTGAGAAACATACCGCACAATAGATAAATCAACATTATTTATTTTCTAAATTTTCAATCTTTCGCTGTAAATACCACAGAGCCTTTTTCAAATCCTGTAATTCTTTATCGGTACCTTTTTTACCTGCTCTTGAGATATACTTCACTGTGTTTCCCAAGTGGAAATCCAAATCCCAAGCTTCGATAACCTTGATTGCCTCATAGGGATTATTCTCACCTCCATAATGTTCGGGATGTGATACGTATTCGTAAGATGTTGAATGTTCTGACATTTTATTTAAGCTTAAGTATTGGACAATAATAGGTTTTCCATGTTGGGTGCCAATAATACTCACCAGTTGTGCTTTGGGTATCAATTTCATCAACATGGGTCAACCCCATTTCCTCGAACTCAATAGTACAAAACTTATCGAGAATATCAAATTCCTCTTGGGTAATATGTAAACCATTTTCATCCTCCCTTGGGTTGTTGAAGAAAGAATATATCCCATCGGGTTGGAGAATGTTTGGTATATATCTGTGGAAATCCAAGAAATCTTCATCCCAAGTGTCTATATAAATCCCATCAAATTTTGGTAAAAACTGAAGGTACCATCTCCAATCACCATAAAGAATTGTAACGTGAGGTTTTAGATGCCAACCATCTTGTAACATTTTGGTATAGACATCAAGGTGGGCTTCAATAATCCAATGTTCAGTAACAATTTGTTTTTCAATATGGGTATCGATGAAACCCATTCCAAATCCAACATTCAACACCCTTCCACCATTCCTACAAATGATTTCTGCAGATTTCTCCATGATGGGTTCTTCCCAATCCATCATGATTGCAGCACCATTTTCATCCAACAATCTACCGTCGTCAGTATAGGTTAGAGAACGGTCAACGTAAGGTTTATACATTTTCTTTTATAACGTAATAATTTTTAGCCAACGAAGATTCTTCAATCAAATTGGATTCACAAAGTTGTTCAATAATCATCATGGTAGATTCCATATCTTTCTTTATAATTCTATCCTTGATGTATGTAATGTGAGTTGGTCTTTTTAGATTTTTGAGAACAAACTCTTGAGTTTTTGCATCCACGATTTGGATTCTTTTAATTGGTAATACTTTCTACGGACTATTTTACCTAATTCAAAATCATTTGAGTTCTCAAGAATTTCCTTCTCGCTTATTTCTACCTTTCTTTTCAGCATTTTTCTTAGATGCTTTAGTTGTTGGTTTGTCGGACACGACTACTTCAACAGGTTTATTGGTCGAACGTGATTGTTTCCATTCACTTTTGGAAATGAATTTCCATAGAGATGTTGCAAATCCAGCCAAAACATCTGCAGTTTTATTATCCTCACGACGGATATCACCGGTTTGTTTATTTTTGAGTGTCTTCATGGTTTTTGAATTTATAATAATATAATGTAATTATTGGTCTGTTTCAAGTTCAAGGATTTTTTCTTGGAGTTGTTTACCATCTAATCCCATGTTGAAAAGTTCAAACACTTGGAACGAAAAATTATCAGTAAAGATTAAAGACTCAACTTTGAATAAGTCCTGTATTGACTTATGAAAGTTAAGATGGTTGATAATCATTTCTTTGGATATGAACCGTTTAGTAAAACCCATTGTCCGTCGGTATTTAATTGTATTGTACAAATATAATCCAT